AGCATTATAACTTTTACGTTTTTCGCTTGTGTTACCCATATCAGGACACATCCCTTCGTTAATATTATATTTCACTAAAGGGTGTCCATGAAACTATACTAGCATCATTCTTCAAGTTTAGTATTAAATAAATGTTCTGGATACTTTTTTACGATTGTAATTGCAAATATAATTACTAGTGTGGAAATAATCTGCACAAGTATAATCCACCACATCAAAACTCCTCCCCCTCTTCCTTCCGCATCCGTTTCACCTTCCCCTGATGAGTAATAATTTTGTACTCCCCATAAGGCGGTAGTTCCCTTAATTTTGCTTTACCATCGCATATTACAATTACACAGCTCCTTGGTATTTTCATTATATCAATTTCCAATTTCATAGTTTCAGGATTTATCTCTAAATCTTGGAAATTCATAGAATCATCACTCCCGACTATGGTATAATCTAATTAGCCTATTATGGTGAGCCGGGAGTGATCCTGGCTTTTTTTCATTACTGTATTTTCTATCTTGATAAGGAAATACTATTTCCGAGCAAGGCATCTATCCCAAACCTAAGTTATTTTGTTGCCTTGCTCGCTAGGTAATTTACTCACTTAATTAATTCACCTGTATCTTTGCTTTCCATCTATTTTTTGCTCGCTCAACTTTCTTATCAAATTCCAATATTTGTACTGATATTCTTCCTTTTCCTTCTCTAACCTTCGAATCCGTCTTTTCAGCATTTCAATAACCGTCGGATGGCCGCTTTCAAATTGTTTCTGATATTCCCTTGACAATGACCGGATCAATGAATCTTTCAAAATATTTTCATCAACTTTCAATTCCTGTTTTTTCGCCCTTTTCTCGCATATCGAACCTACATAAACACCAATATGGTCTGGGATATCATCCTTTACTTGTTCATAAAGTTCACGCGTCAAAACGTAATAATTATAGTGACCTATAAATGTCTTGTTCGCTTTGCTGTAAAAGTCGGATTTTGACACTTTGATTTCATAGCATCTCCAAATTCCTTTGGTGTCGTATGTGAGATAATCAACTCGTTCTCTGCCGAACCATCCGATTGTGACCTCAAAGCAACCGAACACTCCTTGTTTTTTGGTTGCCGACCATATCGCCCTTTCTAGTTCAATCGTTTCCTTTGTCTTTGAAATTTTAATCACCTCTTATTGCCCATCTTCTTTCTTCGACTCTTCCACATCCAATTCACATGCTTGATTGCATAGGGCCGGTTTTCCATATCACACTTCGCACCCCATGAGACCGAATCCCAACTAGTCGGTCCCTAACCGCTCAATTCTTCAATCTCTACCTCTATCCTCGGCGTATTACTGTACCACTTGGAAATATGGAGATCTACCACTTGGCTGTCATCTTTCCAAATTACGCATTTCAGGGCATCCTTGATAGCTTTTACGTAATTATCGACGTCGGGCTTAGTTATGGGGCGCAGTTCCCCCTTTTCCGCTGCCACTCTCTTTTTCTTGCTGAAACTTTTCAAAGTTGGTTTATAGATTGCCACTTTCATGGATATGGGCCCGGTAAGTAACTTCTCAGGTTTGTGTTGCGATGCCACCAATCGAATATAGTGTTTGTAGTCTCGTGATTTTTTCGGGTCATACATTACGACGTGTCCATTTACCAGGCTTGCCCGTGGGCGGCCCTGAGTGACAGGTTCGCCATAGACGGTAAACTTAATCATCTTTAAATCACCCGATTCCTGCTGTCAAATGACAGGCAATTCAATCCTAACGGCAATAACTTTTTTCCAATCATAGCCTTCCACCTCTTTTTTGGCCAATTCGTAGGCCTCTTCCTCCGTTGCCGCTTTATCTTCAAGCCAATATAGAGCGTCGTCGATCAACATTTCCTCATCTCTGGACCTGATATAAGCTCTCTCGTCATCCTGATATATTTCCTCAATAGAAGCCCTTCCCCAACTTCCTATCCACCAAGCGAAATAATCTTCCGCCACCAATTCCGAATTAACCATTGGCACAATGGGCAAATCCGGATTTTCTGCGATTATTTGCAGCAATCCTTGGACATTTTCTTTTTGCGCCTCTAAATGTTTCTTTTTCACGGCCAGATCCTCCTTTGGACTTGATTTAGAACGGCAAATCATCATCCCATTTTAAGCTACTTATTTTTGAGAGATATATTCAAAGTATTCATCTATATCATCAATTCCAGTTTCATCATCACACCAAGAAACCCATTTGCCCGATTCTTCATCAAATTCTTCAATTACCGTTGCATTGCAATAATCTGGCTTAATCCTGTTTAAATATTGAAACTCATCGTAATCTGCCAGCACATCGTAAATCAGTTTTGCTTCTTTCAGATCCCTGACTTCAACAATGAAGGGTTTGCACGGTACTTGTGGGAAGTGAGCTACTCTTATTTTTTTCATATAAATCCTCCTTGTGATCTCAAGATTTTTAGGGTCCTACATTGTGATACCCACTAAAAAGGCAAATCATCATCCGACACATCGATGGGTTCGTCGCTATTTGCGAATGGATCGCCATCATCCTCGGCAAATGATTCATCTTTTGCCGGAGCATTCGTTCTTGAGTTTTTCGGTTCCAGAAATTGAACACTCTCCGCCACAACTTCCGTCACATACACCCTCCGTCCATCCTGGGCTTCATAATTTCTTGTTTGCAGCCGGCCGTCAACTCCCACCAAACTCCCCTTATTCAAATAATTGGCCACGTTTTCTGCTTGCTTTCTCCAGGCAACGCAATTGATAAAGTCAGCTTCCCGTTCGCCTTGCTGATTCGTATAGGTCCGGTTCACGGCCAGGGTAAAAGTGGAAACCGGAATGCCGTTTGGCGTGTACCGAAGTTCAGGCTCCTTTGTCAACCGACCGATTAATACAACCCTATTGATCATTTTTCTGCCTCCATTCCCGCGACATTGTCATTTTTCTATCAACCTCTCAAAGGTTGATGCAGAATATGCAACTCAAAACCACTGATTTGCCTCGGATTCAACATCAATCTGCCTGAACGATGCAAGAACCCACTCTTCTTTCAGTTCCTCATACGACAGTTCATCAAGCGGAAGCCCATCTCGTGATGTATAGACGTTCATTTTATGCAGCTCTTCGATTATGAACCTCCGTTTATACTCAACCGCATCGTAAAGAACACCCATACGTTCACACCCCCTCATGAGCCAAATTGCTTTAACTCTGCTTCCAATTTCCGCTTTTCCTCTTCGAAATTGGAAATTTCAATTTCGGCAGGTTCGTTTATTTCCCAGTTATGAAGCCAGCTCGGAACCGGCTCAACACGAGTTGGCTTTTTTCTATATGTGGCTTTTTTCGGGTTTTTGGCTTCTTGCTCTTCAAAATACCTGTCTAAAATGTATGGAAGGCAGTATCTAAAGCTATTAATTTTGTCATGTTTATGTTTTGGCTTATACCTGTCAAAGCATTCTTTCAGCCATTTCAAGACTTTTTCAATTTCAATCTTGTATTCAAGAAGCTCTAATATAGCCTGTTGATCAAGAGGGCTAATTTCAAAACCACGTATTCCTGCAAGCTGTATAAAAGTATTTTTAATGCGTTCATAATCGCTTGAAGAACTACCTGGTATTTGTCCCACACTCTCAGAATTGAGCAGCTGGACACTTTCGGTTGTAGGCACCCCGCCATTATGTTCTTCGTGCATGTTCTTATCAGCAGCTATTTCTTTATCTTTTTTATTTAAATTTTTATTTATATTATTTATTTCTTGGTAAGCAGATTTGCTTACACCAGTGTCAGCATTTTTGCTTACTGTACTGTCAGCAATTTCGCTTACTGTACTGTCAGCATTTTTGCTTACAGTAAGCATTTTTGAGGACTGTAAGCACCAAGTGTCATAGTCCTTGTTGAAGGCTAGTTTTCGAGGTTTCGTGAAGTCCCCTTCTTCCGTCACTTTCACGATGTTCCATTCGATCAGCTTGTCCAAATCCGGCTTGATTCTTTGCCTGTGGATCCCGGTGGTTTCAGACAGGAAAGACAAACTAATTTCGTGGTCCTTCCGGTTGAATCCATATGTGTAGCGTAGAATCGCCAATATGATTCGGAATTGGGTTGGACTGAGCTTAGTCAGCGCCAACCTCTCCAAGATCTCGTTGGCGATTTTCGTATATCCGTTTTCCAGTTGAACATCTGCCAAGCCCAACCACCCGCTTTCTTAGGCCACTATGACCATCTTGCCCGTCAATTCCTGTATTTCTCGTTTGAATCTCGCCTCGTCACTATTGTTGTCAGAAAGGTGAATCAACCATATTTCTTGCACCTTGTTCAAATCGTTGGCCTTAAGAAACTCTTTCACGTTCTCCAGGCTAAAATGGGACCTCAAAAGCCGTTTTTTCATGGCTACCGGAACCCTACCGGCCGCGATGTTTTGCTTGAGGATGTCATTAGCGTAGTTGCACTCGACCATGATGTGGGTTAGCCCCGGGAATTTGTATCTGATGTAGTAGGTATCCGTGGCGAAAAGGAGTTTGTCCCCCTGTTTGTTGGCCATCAAAAACCCGACCGGATCCCCGGCGTCGTGCTGCACGTTGAACGGCAGGATGGTCCACGTTCCAAGTTTGAACTGTCTTTTCGGCTGTACCGTCTTGATCCGGTGATGCCTGATGCCGATGGCTTGGGCTGTCCCGGGGGACATGTAGACATCGATTCCTGCCTTGAGGATGTCGCCTACGCCTTTGGTGTGGTCCTGGTGCTCATGGCTGATTAAGCACCCGGCCAAGCCAGACGTTTGAAAGTTCATTTTTCTCCGGATCTCCTTAAAGGGAATCCCTGCTTCCAGCAGCAGGGGCGTTTGCCCATCTGTAACCAAATAGGCATTCCCCTTACTGCCGGAAGCAAGCGCTTCAATCCTAATCATTAGAATCCGGGCCCTTCTGTTCCGGTTGCATCTAGCGTTAATTGCTCATGCTGTTCTTCTTTATCCAATTCTTCTGGTTTTTGCTTCAGGCCCTCAATTTGTTCCGGATCTTCTGGTGCTTCTTCGTAATCAATGTCAAGGACTTCTTTGTTGGCGTTGTTTTTAATTTCTTCCTGAACTTCAGCCTCTTCGATGACTTCATCTTGGCGGTTGAAATGACGGATGATCAGGCTGCTGTCATCAGAACTGTTTATAAACTTTTTGCAAGCCCTGTTTATGACCGTTCTTTTGCACATTTCTTGCCTGAAATCGTCGTGTGTTGACCCTTTGCGTTCGATTTCTTGATCTTTCCCCCATGTTTGAGACCTTGACCAAGCCTTGCGGATTTCGTCCATCGTCATAACCTCGTAGTAAACCTCTCCATCCGGCATGACGATGGTCGCATAGGCCCCGATAATTTTGTCTTTGTTGATGTTGCCGAATTTTTGCTTGTGGACCAGGTTGACGATCCGGGCGTTTTTGATCTCGTATTCCACTTCGTCGCCTTCGTAGATGACATTGGCGTTGATTTCCTTCGCTCCCGTCACCCGTTTGGTCACGGCCATGGTTCCGAAATAGGATCGTAGGAAAACCAATTGATTTCCGTAGACGATAAAATAACCTTGTTTTTTGGCAGGATTCAAACCCTGGATCACCATGTCAAGCAAGGCGTTAGCTATTGAATCTTTCGTGCAGATTTCCAAAGCTGGCCGCTTGTTACGGTCAACAGTGCTTTGAAGGATCAACCAAGCGGCTTTCAATGCGTTTTCAGGACTGTAGTTCGCAGGAAAATGGATTTCTCCACGTTCCTGAAATTCTCGAACCTTTGCAGCTACTACATCCACTACATCTTTTTTAACTAATGCTAATTGATTACTCATATTAGATAGCCTCCTTTTCTATGCTTTCTATAGCAAAATCAAAAACTTCTACTTCACGACCGTCTTCTACAATTACCTTTCTGCCTTTTCCTAAAGTCCCGAATAATCCATAAGCCGCCCAATTACATCCATAACCTTCATCTTTACCTTTCAACCCATCTGCTCCTTTCCCATTAACGCGGCCAATACACACAACATAAGCGCCTTGTGGATCTACTTCTAAATCTAAAAAATCTTGAACCGAACTTACATGACCACATGCAGGACATTTAAATTTCCAGTTGCGTGGATTTTCGCCAAAAAGACTAATTGCTTCATTACGCCATTCTTCAACTGTCTGTTTTATCATTAGATAGCCTCCTTCATTTGCATTTCAGGGAATTCAACACGCAACTGCTTGTCATTTTCAGAAACAATCAATCTAATGACTTGCGAATCCACGTCAATAAGCTTTGTAACAGCCTCTGCGTTGTCTATGAATATAGGGGCCTTAAAGCCAAAGTGTTCGGACAGCGTGTTGATGATATCTAAGCCAACGTTAATTTTTGCTGCATTATTCAATCCGGAACTGTATGGGACCCCTTCAAAAAGCGTTTCGCAAACTTCCTGGAGCCCACCGTTGATTTGAGTTTCAAACAGCTTGAACCGAGCGTATTTGAACTTGCTATTGATTTTTTCTTCAAGCAAATTCACTTTTGTGCGAATAAATTCTTCGGTCAGATAAAGCTGATGTTCTAGCTTTTCATATTCCGCAGCCAATTCCCTTTCTTCTTCTTCCAACTCCCTGATCCGTTCTTCGGATTGTTCGACGATCGCGAATTTACCTAGGTCAGCTTGGAGTTGATCTCTTTTTTGTTTGAGTTCCAGGATTTCAAATTGGATGGATTGGATCGATTCATTGGCCGATTTCTGCAGTTCTGCTATTTCATTTTGGAGATCCGCTTTTTCTTGTAATTTTGCGACATATTCCGGATTCTCAGTGATATCCACGATAGTGCTTTCCACGACTTTCAGCTGCTCATTCAGTTTTTCAAGGACCGATTGTTTTTCGGAAATTTGTCCCTCGAGTTTTTCCTTTTCCTTCGCAAGTTGCTCGTTTTCTTCCATCAACTTTTGCTTTTGAGCCGCCCCACTTTTCCCCTTGGCCGTGATTTCTTCAAGTTTACGGGCTTTTTCCAAATTGAAATCCTTTAACGCTTTTTCCCTGGCAGCTTCAATTTGTTCAGCTGGCAGGGCTTGGCCACACGTCGGGCAAGTGCAATTTTCGTTATGCAGGAATTGTTGCTCATTGACTTCCTGCCATTCCTTTCTCCATTGTTGAAGTTGAGATTCGATGCGAGCGATGTTTTCCTCATTGAATTTCATTCGGTTTTCGATATTTTGAACTTTCGATTTCAACAGCGAGATATTCGACTCTTCTTCCTGGATCCGGGCTTTCAACCGGTACAATTCTTCTTTTGTGCCGGATTCGTGGTCCTGCTGGATCCTGAGGAGTTCCAATTCAACTTCTTGGATTTGTTTCCGTTTTTCCGTGATGGCCGCCCCGTTGCGGATATTGCTGATCAATTCCTGCTTTTCGTCGATCTCCTCGTTAATCGCAGCGACTTCAGACTCGAGGGAATCTTTATCCAGTCCGGACAGATCCGGAAGATTGTGATGGATCTCGTCGATCCGGACCGGGATTTTTTGCAGCTGGTCATTGATCTCCTTCTTACGAGCCGCGATTACTTTGCGATGGTTTTCGATGCTCCGACCATTCAAGATGTCTAATAGTTCGGCCAGATCCTTATTGCTTGCGATGACCTCTTCATCTGTGATGTCACCGCAAACCTCAAGCAGGATTTTCCGTCGGTCTTGCCATTTCAATTGCTCGTTGAAATATGTCGGGGATGTCAGCAGTTTAAAAACGTTCTCATCGATAAGATTGGAAATCAATTCTTCGTACTCTTTTTTCTTCACCGGCACCCCATCGATGAAATAGTCTGTGGTGTGCCCAGTGAATTCCGCCTGCACGGATCCCCGTTTCTTGGTCCACTTTTCGCTGAATACTTTTTTCAGCGCGAGCCGTTTCCCATCTACCAGGAACACGCCCTCGACCTCGTGGTCGAGGTTATGGATCGGATCCCCATTTTTATTGAGCGTCTTGATCGCAAAGTCCTTGCGGTTGTTAGAGTCTTTATCGAAAAGCAACCAGATGAATGCATCAAACAATGTCGTTTTTCCCGTAGCGTTATCTCCGTATACCTTGACATTCCCGCCGTGCGTTTTCAGAGAAAAGTTTTTGATTCCCTTGAAATTCTTCAAAGTCAGTTCGATCAGGCGAATCTCTTTCACAAATAGCCCTCCTTGTTTTTAAATAAGAATTCGTTTAAAATAACGGTGAGCAAATATTTGTTACAATTTTTGCGGTAGCTCAGCTATCGCTTTTTTTGTGCATTTTGTATTGTTTTTCTGTTTTAATTAAGTCTGTAATGCAAATACCCATTGATAAGACAAACATCAATGTGATGTATGCGTAGAGCAATTGATTTCACGCTCCCACAACCGATCCATGGCCTCGAGGGACTTTTCGCAATCGGCCCTGGTGAACCGGTGCATGTCGATGATTATTTGTTTTTCCGCATTTACTTCGAAAATCACCGTGTTGCCGGATGTGGAAAAGAATATCTTGTCAACGACCCAACCGCGATCGACCCAAAAGTCATAGTGATAGCCATTTTCCTCGCATATTTTGATTCTCCGTATGATCATCTCAGCAACTTTTTTGCCGTATTTCTCTTCGATTTCGTTTAAAATCGTCGCTTTCACAATCCCATCTCCTTCTTCACGTTCGCTTTTTCCAAAATCTTCACAAAGAACTCATTTCCGTATAGGTTTTTTATCTCAAGAGCGAATTTGAAAAGCTTGTCATGATCTCGTTTTGCATCTCGAAAGTGTTCGAGTTCTTTTAATGAACGATTCAGGTTTTCTGTGTAGATTAATGCTTCTTTATATCTCCCGAGAGACATCATCAGATGTATTCGCCCCAACATATAGACAGCCGCGTTATATTCAGCTTCTGCATTTTTTTGATGCTCCGGTAAAAACAGCTCTTTGGAAAACTCCATTCAAATCCATCCTTTCGCTTTCCAATATGGTTTCCTTGCCCGGATACACTCTTTCAAACTGATTTGATACTCATCCGCCAAAATCGCTTTCAGATTGGCGATCGCTGCCTCGGCGTCAAGCAATTCATAAATGATTTCCTTAATGCGTTCCCTCTCCTCTGCTGTCGTTTCTCCCGGTGGTTTGACCAGGCTGACTTCTTCCAGGATTCGGATGACTTCTCGAACCTGTTGGATTGTAAATTCTTCTAAGGCCAATCTGTGTTTCTCGATCGCCCTTCCAGTGAGTCTAGGGGCCGTAAACCCGTCGGAAAACTCGTATAAAATGTCTAATGCGTATTCCGGCGAATCATAAATTTCAAGCGATTCTTTCGCAATGTCAGCGTGCATCCGTCTGTGGTTGTGTTTAATGTTAGACACTAGTTGAGGCGATATTTTCAAATCCATGGCTAGCTGCACACCGTCGATACCCTCCTCTCTCTGTAAGGTTTGAATCGCCTCCCCGGCATAAGCAGATTTTTTGATCAACCTTTCATCCCCCTTTGCATAGATAAGTCCATTTTGTTATGCACCCATGTAATTTAGAATTAAGGAAGCAAAACCCTTAATTTACCGTAATCCTTTGGCGGCTCATTAATTATTTCCGGTTTCGACCGACGCTCTACCCATTCGTCGATCAGATCCTTGCGAAAAATCCATTTGCGTCGCCCAGGGAACCGAAGCACCGGCAACCCTTCTTCGTGAACGTATTTCCGAAGAGTGTTGACGCAGACTCCCAAGTATTCAGCAGCTTCTTTTGTTGTCATTATTTGCATTAACCATCACCTTTCTTTTGCGATTTTCTAACTCACGTTTAACCCATTGTTCCAGAAGTAATTTATTCATCTTTCGATCCAAAAGACCCAATCAGATCACCTCCTGATAGGATTTTCCTCACTTCCTGTCGAATATTGGCTTTGGAAGGAGGGATAAATGTGGCCAATAAAAAGCAAACATCAAAAAGGGTTGCGAAAAAAGCGAGTAGGATCTTACGCGACAATCGTTATAGCAAAACTTCCAAAAGCGTTGCCGGAAGTGCCTTGGCACAAACTAAGAAGAAATAACCTTTAATTTGTGTTCGTCCAACTCTATAGAAACTATCATCTCCGAATCAATAAACACAGTGCCTTTTAATGTGTTGGATGTGACAGCCAGGAAACTATCCGACACATTCTTTTTAATCCACTCCGGAACGTTTTTTGAGATATACACATTTTCGTATTCATCGCCGTTAACTAACACCAGTCGTTTGACTTTGATGGGATTTATTTAACTCACCTCCTCTGATTTGTTTTGTTCCTTTAAGGAACAATTATTTTCAAAAAAAATTGTCCAATCGAAACCGAGAGTATTCGCAATTCTTTGTGCTACCTTAACAGTTGGAGTTTTTGTTCCTTTTTCGATGTGTGTATAGTAGCTTCTCGATATGCTTGAAAGTTTTGCTGTCTCTTCTTGAGTTAAGTTTTTTTCATTTCGTTTCTGTATTAACCATGTTCTCAAAATATCACCTCCTTGTTCCTTAAAGGAACATTTCTTGATTATATTCTATGTTACTATTGGGAACTTGTCAATATCTATTTTATACTTTTAGGAACATTTATTTAAAGTTTCTTTGGGTAACATTATAATGAAAATGACTATGTATTGAATGGCGGGATAAACGATGGATATTTTGGCCAAAAGAATAAAATATCTGAGGGAACGATTAAAGGAGAAAGACAGTAAATATACTCAAGGATATGTTGCGGATATTATAGGAGTTGCTCGCTCCACATATACAGCTTATGAAAATGGAACGAAGCAACCACCAATGGAAACTGTAAACAAACTCGCTGATTTTTTTAACGTATCAGTTGATTATTTACTGGGGAGAACCGACATTAAACAATCAACAAAAGTAACCGTAGCCGGTAAAGAGGTTGAATTATCTCCTGAAGAATATAAATTGTTTGAGGAACTTAAAAAACATCCGATATTATTCCATGACCTCGCCTCAGATCCAGAGGGAAAGGTAAAGGAACTGCTTAAGCTATACAAAATGAAAAAAATCCTTTTGGAAGAGGACAACGAGGAATATGGAGAAGGGTTTGGAGAAATTGAAGATTGATTTAGGCAGCCCTGTCAGTCAGCAATGATCGATGACAGGGTTTAATTGTAATTGTTAGAGAAAAGAGTTTTTTTCGAAAGGGGGATTTTTTTGACTATTAGTTTTCGGTTTTGTAAAGTTCTTGAGTTTAAGAATACAAAAGGATATTTTAGACCATTACAACTAACCATCGAAGGAACTGAAGAAGAGGCTGAATGCAAATATATTAGATCCAACATAGATGATCTTGTATTTGATAGATCTGAATTAGAAACCAATCCAGTAAATATAGGGTCAAGTCCAAATTATTGTGTAAATTCCCCTTTGATAGACAACATGGACCTGATGACTTGACGTATGGTAGGTAAGACCGGAAAGTCTCCCTGCCGGTCGCCTTCC